AGTCGGTAGAGTGCTAGCCTTTTAAGCTGGTGGTCGTGGGTTCGAGCCCCACATGTGGTACTTGCATTATTAGCTCAGTTGGTAGTAGCACTCGGCTGTTAACCGAGAGGTCAGAGGTTCGACCCCTTTATAATGCGTTTTTGAAATTTTATGAATTTCAAAAACTTATATTTATTATAATTATGAATTCATATGAAAAAAATGGTCTCCTGAACAAAAAATGAGTTATACAGAGATTGAGGGAACAAAATATTACGAATCAGAGCCAGTAGAACGTTACAACCTTCCACCGAAATTAAAAAGAAAAATATCACTAAACACTTCAAATCAATGCCAAGAATTAAGGTGTTATGCATACGTACTATCAACAATTATGTGTAAATTTGTTCGGGTTGTATTAAATCCTAACCTTTTATCATTGCATGAATATTTAGATAAAAATTATTCTGAAAACTTTGAAGATTGTGATGATTTATTAAATGTAACAAAATGTCCAAATATTTTACGATGTCTCGAAACTATAGATTGCCATCCAGAAAATATATTTTACACATTATTATTCCGTATTTTTTATAGATTTTTAAGGAACGTCAAAGAAAATGGTGGGTTATTCACAGACGTTTCCACAATTTTAAAAAATTGTGAAAAAATGACACATACCAAGTTTTTTAATTTTTGGCGTAACCCAGAAGAGTTAAACCCTAGTGATGGCTCATCAGACATACGATATAAAAGAGAACAAGAATATTTATTCGAAAAATACCAAGAATATTTGGTAATATTATATGACACAATACATAATTTAGGGTTATTATCTAAAAGAGGTGAAATAAAAACAATATTAACTAGTCGTGCTAGGATAAACGAGACTTTTATACAAGAATTAAAAAAAATTCTAGAGTTAAATTTGTATGCTTACCTTTCGGTAGATTCTACTAACGCGGGTAATCGTTCAGATGTTCATGCAGTTCATGCATTAACAATTGTTGGATTTGATGAAACACATGATGTGTTTTTTATAAAAAATTCATGGGGACGGGGGTTAAATCTTTATCCAGGATTAATAAAACAGCACTCTAATGGTTTGGGTATATTAAGTAAATATGATATGTTAAATAGTGATATGATAAGATATATAGGAGTTGTATTTCCTGCCAAAGAAGATATAAAAATATTTCCATTTCTCAAAAAAGGAGGAAAAAAATACACACGATATATTTTGAATACAAACAAGCGAAATAATCGTTCAAAAAAAATGAGTAAGAGATAAATATCATTAAAAATCATCGGTTATGAATTTTTCTGAAAAATCTTGATACACTCCCAAATCTTTGCAGACTCGTCAATAGTAAAAGCGCCGCGTTTTTGTGCCAGTCCAATAAAAGAAACCAACAAATTCAATGCTTCTGTTGGTGTTTCAATATCCACATCCACCAATTTTTTTTGCTCTTTTTGTTCGTCCATTTATTAATTTAAATACTTTTTTTAATATGTTTTAACGAATAAATTACTTTATATTGAGTTTGTATGAAACAATATATAAGTCTGGGAAATAATTGTGAGCCAAGAACATATATTACTAGAGAATTGAATTTAAGCAAAAAGAATGGTTATAATACATGTCCTTTTGATTTATGTATTACGCCATTTGAATCTTTGTACAATTGTATCGAATCAGACTTTCAATATTTTTTTGATGATTTAAGATTGATACCATGGGGATGTGCTGAAAATGGCACAGTTAAAAATGCTATAATGAATAAATACAATATGATTTTTAATCACGAAGGGTCAAGTCATTCACATTTATTTAAAGATGGCAAAAATGACGATTTATTTTATACGAGAAACAATTTTGAAAAATTCAAAGAAAGATATTCGGCGAGAATTGATAATTTTAGAAATTATATCACGAATGATTATATTACTGATATTACATTTGTCATCAAACTTGAAAATAAATGTAATATTGGTGTATTGACTCATTTATTGAAAGAAAAATATCTTAAGAATATAGATATTATTGAAATATCCTAAAAAAGAGGTTTGTTAGTAACCAATTCCTGCGCAATCATACCAATAGAACCAAACATGGCTAACCTTCCGTTGTTGAGTTCAGCATTCAATAAAAAGGTGTCATAACTTTCTGGTACATCTGCTAGAAGGTTGCCCGGGTAATAATCACTCCTCATCGTGAATGGAGCTTTTCGAGGGTCCTCCCAACCTATTAAAGATTTGGATTCGAAAACTGAAACAAAGAGAATAAAGTAGTAAAAAAGAACAGGGTCATCCAACAAATGAATGGATTGTTTATGTGTAACCAGTTCCGTAAGAGGAATGGCTACTGACGAAACCATTCCCCATCTAGCGTGCTTGAGTTCTGCTTCGCGAAGTTTCACAAATTCACATGCGGGCTTGTTTTTTGAAAACCCAAGAGGGTCGAAATACCCCAATGGTTTTGTAGCACCAATGTTAAAACTATTAACACTGTAACAAAAGAGAAGCAAAAGACCAAGACCAAACATTATATTCTTTTATATAATTATTTTAAATTGATTTTTACATGTATTAAAAAGATGTTTTGATGTACAGTAATGAAATTTATCAAGAAACTCGTCGAACAAATAACAAAGGTCGATAAAAAAGTACTAGGTAGATGGAAGATTGACTATTGTGATAAAGTGACAAAAACAAAGGTAGATTTTTCCAATGAAGACCATTGCGGGCCATGTGGGCAATATTTAAATAAAACAAGCTTAAAATCAACAAAAGAGATAAAATAATGAACGACCAAATCGAAGCACTTGTCTTTAGAAAGTACGGAGGATATATCCTTCTTGAAATAAATAGTGATTCAAACTATTATGGACAAATTCTAAAGCATAATATGACATTGATGGATTCATTGAACGACCCAACTGTTTTCGTTAATGATGGATTTGATTTAATCACTCCAGTAAATATTCAATGCGAAGAACTAACGACAGTTGATTACAAAGTAAAAATTCAATCCTTTTGCGTAACAGAAACAAAAAAGTTTCCATGTGGAATGAAATTATATCCGCGTTCTAGTATTGTAAAAACACCATTGCGACTGGCCAATAGCGTTGGAGTAATTGACCCAGGGTATCGTGGAAATATCATGGGTGTTTTTGATTGTTACAAAGATTATGATATTGTGGCTGGTTCTAGACTGACCCAATTATGCGCTTCATCCGTATTCCCTATTTTTGTAAAATCTGTCAATGAACTTTCCGAATCTAATCGAGGCGAAAATGGATTCGGTTCATCTGGAATATAAAATTCGCGATAAAAAATAATGAATTGGATGAATATTTATAAAACAGAAATTTATAAGAGATATGGCGTACAAATATCCGAGTTCAATGAAACGTTAAAAGATTTGTGGGAAGAAGACGCCCCGATAAATATAAATGTTTTGATAGATTGTATTTGTTTGCAAATGGATATCATGGAAACAGTGGGCATGACTTTTTACGCCATTTCCATGGATGATATTTATTTCGTAAATGGAGTCTTTGTAATGATGGGAAAAACAATCAAACTCGAAAAAGATTCATTTACCTTTATTTCACCTCCTTTGTTGGATAAAAAACGATATTTTCATTATCCCGCCTTTTTCACGCAAAAATGTCTTCCATGTTCCTTTCCAAAATCTTCCATTTATTATTCGATTGGATTAATCATATTATGTATTTTGGTGGGGTTTCCTCGTTTATCAGGAACCGAATATCTCATTAACGATGAACCCATCTGTAACGCCATTGAAAAAACAACGGAAAAGCAACAATATTTTTTAAAAAGATGTTTTGCAGGAGAACTCTTATTTATTTAAAATATAATATCATAATATGTCTATTGTTGCTTTTAAAAAAAAATCAGTTGTTCAATATGGAACTCATATTTCTGGAAGAAACCCAGGAGGTGCTTGGATTTCTAGAGGTCCTGGAAAGAAATTAGTTCATGTCAATAATTCTGGGTTTTCCATTAATGGTCCTTATAGAAATAAAGGAGCCGTCGGAACGAACATGCGTTTTTCCAAAACGAAAACTCTTTTTCGTGGCCCTTACGCAGTAGGTTGGGGGGGACGCGGAGGAACGTACTACGATGTCCCCCTTCTTGTTGTAAATGAAGCCGTCGTCGTCCCAGGAACACAGCAATTGTATGTGAAACCATCTGTTTTATCAACATATGGAATGATACAAACAAAGTACAAATGGCTGCATGGTCAGTATCCAAATTATTGGGTCAAAAATATTTATACCAATGTCATGTCGGACAATGCTTCTCAACAATTATACATTCGCACAAAATCGGCGGCGAATGCATGTAAAATGACGCAACACAAAGAATTTATTGGGAATCAAAATATACCATTGGAATCGGAATACGCTCTTCGTTTGACGCAACGATGTGCTGACCCTTTGCCTTATCAAGAACACATTCCTATTCCGATGATGGGAACGTGTGTTGGAAGTGGAACTTGCAAATAAAAATAAAAATGTAAATTATGGATGGTGGTGCTGTTATGTTAGGAGTACATTTGGGGAAATATTCTGCTTTTATATCCAATATTGAAAGTTTAGAAATAATACCAGAGACAAGTACTGGTGGTTATCTATTCAAGGGAGTTTTAAAGGAAAAAATGTTTAGTATATGGGGAGGGAGAGCCCATCGCAAAACTCACAAATAAATTTCTTTTGAAATTTGTGCATATTCACGATACTATAAAAGAGATTCAGGACAAAGAAGTAGTTACTGAGGCTGAGTTTAACGATGAAGTTCAAATGCAAGTTGATATTTTTAAAGAATCTATTGATGTTTTTTTTGAGCCAATTTGTCCTAATGTCATAATGAGTAGCATTCGTAATCAAACAGAAATAGCAGAATTCATGTCAATTGATTATGGTCCTGGAAAAACAATTCAACAAATTGTTGATGAAGCAACCCAATTTATAGAAGAAAAAAGAGAAAAAAGAGAAGCTGACCAAATGTTTCTTGAAGACCCTTTTAACGAGATAAATGCCGAAGAAGATTCTGAAAATACTGAAGCAACACTATCAGATATGAGATTTGGTATTATAATAATGGAAATCGTCGAAGATTTTAAAGTTGCAAGTAGTTATTTCCCTACTTTGGGAGTTGATGGACATGATTATGTATATTTTTTAGGAAAGCGTAAAAGTAATACAGCAGAACAAATAAGTGTGAGAAATAGGATATTGGTAAATTATGCGTTTCAACTCGTCAAATTAATGATATTATATGGTTATAGACACGGAGACCCACACTTAGCTAACGCTTTAGTGTTTGAAAATTATGATTATATAGAAAATTATAGAGTTGTTTTAATCGACTTTGGTCGTTGTCAAAAAGTTACCCCTGATTATAGTTTGAATACGTTAATAACTCCTGATGGTCATTGGTTATACAGCATTATAAGAGGGTTTTTCCAATATCATAAAATTTACGGTGAATCAAATTGTCGAAATTTTTATAACGATTGTCAAAACAAATATATTGTACCAAGTAGATTAAGGTATATTGAAAGACTTTACGAAAGCAAAACTTTTTCATATTTGATGATGATGGAAAACTATATGTTTTACTCTTTACACGAAGGAAAATTACATAAAACAGATTTTTATGAAAAAGACGAATATTCACTTATTACCATGTTGGTTAAACCACACGAATCATTACTCGGAAAAAACTACAAAGTAGGTTTGAGTTCCGAATGTCCTAATACTCGTATATTGAGGGAAGACTATGTTTTAACCAAAAGTATCGAGTATGCGCGACAACTCGTATCAGACCCCATTTATTCGGATACTCTAAGAGATTTGACACCATCACCAGATACGAAAATATATACATATATTATAGGTGTCCAGGACGGACCACCTCCACGTTTTTGTAAAATATTTGTTGCACGTGTTTTTAACTGCATAGAGTATGGAACGAAACATTTGGCATTAATGAATCATTTCGATATAGCGAAATATTATGGTGTAGGTGAATTACGTGTAAAAGATACCAATATTACTCTAAATATTGCATCAGGTACGTTCATGGGAGATATAGTTGATGATGAAACGCCCGAAGAAGTTTTCAGGAGAAGTGAAATGTGCAGACGTGTATTAATGAATCACATGTTTGGTACTCCATTTACAATTACTCTGGCTGCATCTAAAGAACACGTATTAGCAAATAAAATGATTCTTGGGGATACATTTTTTACGGTTGAACTATGTTGTGACCTTGATACAAGGTTAGCTGAAGAGTCGCGAATGTTGGAGTTTGATGAATCATTGGGTGAGTTTGATGAAAGTTATGGAGGTGGTATATTGACCCAAACCATGCCAACTGTAATGCCACAAATGAAAATGTTCCCTGAAATAGACTACAAAATACCGGAGATTGTCAGAATCCCTGATACACCACAAGATAGTCGTTTTTTAAAAGATTGGAAATGGGGTATTGAAAATGGTATCGTAATTAAGCCTGCAAAAGAAAACGAGAAGATTGAAGAATTTCAACATTTGTTAAATACTGAAAAATTTAATACGCCAGAGTGCAATTTTGACATTTTTATGAAAACAATCGATTTATTGTATTATTATATCAATACCATTAAATATGGCAATCCTGAGAAAAGTGGAGGCAAAAGGGTTAAAACGCGTAAAAAAGCTCGGATTAGCAAAAGAAGGCGCAAGAGTAGTTTCAAAAGACGTAAATATAGCAGGCGTAAAATTTAAATACTAAATAATAACTAACACATGAGATTCTTTTTCAGATTACCGAATGGCTTAACAATGGAAAATCCGCACGTGATAGATTCACGAGAAAATGTAAAATATCTCAAGGAATATGCATACGATTTGCTTTCTACGAGATATGACATGTCAAAGTTCAATTATTATATTACATTAAATCATTATATACTCGTGAATGACAACAAGCAAATACGCGATTTAAAATGTAAATCATATGACACGATTGAGATATATATTACAGAAAAATATCCACTATTATTATGAAAAGTAAAAAGGGTGGATTTTTCTGGAAGAAAAAAACACTAAAGGAAAGGTTGCGCCAACGAATTGGCGAAAAAGATATTTGCTGTGAAACAGATTTTAACCGCGATATAATTATTCAAATGATTATTGATAATTATAAAAAATATGCGAGTAATTATGTAAATAAAGACGAATATTTAAATTCTATTAGTAATGATTTACTCATATTCATTGGATATAAAGTTGATTTGGTTAATGATAAAAATGGGGCAGCTCTATGGGACGAGTTGGATAAAGAACTAGGTGGGAAGAAAACAAAATTTGCAGATATACAAAAAGTACTTCGGGAAGTTCCTCTTTCCTTCCTATTAGCCTTTTTGGGGTTGTCTTCTTATAAATTAGAAATTTTAAAAAATCAGTCTTCTACTCTTTGATTTGCGTCGTATGTATTTTCTTTTTGATTTACCACCCATCGACCCCTCGGCCGAAGATGCATGTTTTTTTTTTGCGACCCTCCGCGGTGTGGGTGTGGATGCTCTGGGTGATGCAAATAGCTCTCGCTCTCTGGGTGATTTGATTACGGGTTCAGAATTCTCTCTGTAAAGTATAGGTCCTTTTAATTGAGCGGTTTCAGATGGATTTATGTTGTAAGTCTTGTAATAGTTCCTAAGGCACGACATACATTTTTCATATTCATTCCGTGCTTCTCTTTGTGCGGCCTTATTTGCGAAGTGTTTATTCCAAAATTGTCTATCCGCTTCTTCTTCAGCAGTTAATTCTGATTCAGACGGCATATAAATTAACTTAAGAAAAAAAAAATAAATAAAGCATTTTTCAAAATACACGCACTAAGTTGTATCAAGAGAAAAATCTTATCTGCGCCCTGATTTGCGTCTTTTTGATTTGCGTTTTGATTTACGTCTTTTTGATTTACGCATTGATTTTCTTTTTCCTCCAATTGGTGCCACAAACTTAGGAATATCATCTGGAACATCAAACTGCCCAAGAAAATCCAGAGGAAATACCCTATATCCTGAAGGATTGTTTTTATTCATTTCATCTGGTAAATAGAACCTTAATCTTGGCAGCCTAGAAGTAACGCCAGTATCATCCTCGTCGGTGAATCTGTGCCATGAATCATCATAAAAAACATGGTATATTGCAAAATTTAGCGTTCCTGACAAATTAACTCCAGAATATCTAGCTAAATATGAATAATCGGGGTGACTATTAAGTTGTAATATATACAGTTGTCCCGCCACAAGTTCATTCAAATTAAGAGAACTATTCATATATTATATAAATAAATTAACGAATCATAAATTTTACATAAAATTTAAATAATAAATCAACCCACTTTTCAAATATTGACTTGTCGTTGTAATACGCACCAACCTCTGATAAACATCCGAATGAAAAAACATACTTATTTTTTCTTTTTCTTCCATTGAATAATTTGTTAATGGAAGAAAATATATCTGCGATGACAACAAACATTTTTCTTGAATACCAGGATGAAAAGGTTTCATGCGAAACAACACATATTTTTCATCCGCTTCTGCATCGACAAAAAAGTATCGTTCAGGGTTTTGATAAACGCAAACCTGGCCATCCCCTTTTTCATTCCACGCCCCCATTTTTTCAACCATCATGCGGTCTTTTTCAGTAGTTCGTTTAAACCCGTTAGGTGTTGCGCGCAAATATTTGCGCAATAATTGTTCGTTTTCTTCCGTCCATTCTTCCACTGGATTGATTCTATCTTCTAAAAAAGTAGAGAATATTCCTTTGGATTCAATCATCGTCTTCTCTCGTTTTTCATTGCTCAACACAAAAAAACACATTTTTAAATTTTGACCAATGTGAAACCATTTCTTCAGGTTCAAATAAATATATTTGGGATGGTATTGCAACATCTTTTCATAAAGACCAGGTCGGATTCCTTTTCCAGACCAAATCGTGGTTGGTGCGATAAAGCAGAGGTGACCACCTGGGTTTAACATTCCCATGCATTTTCCAATGATTTTTTCGCAAATGTTTTTGTTTTTTCTGACTTTGCCATTTAAATAATTATCATCGGGTGCTTGAAAGGGAGGATTGCCGACAATGACATCAAAATTGGTTTCGGGATAATCTAGAAAATTATATTGAGTGACATTGAACCATTGTTTAACAAAAGCAACATTTTCAGGATTTATATCATTTGCATAAAGATTGGCTAAAATGCGATGCGTTCTTTCTTCCGGAGGAATCATTTTACAATTTTCATGATGAAACAATTTATTGAAAATGACAAAAAGGAAATATCCTTGACCGCAGGTTGGTTCTAGCCATTTTGTTTGTAAATTCCATAAATGGCCTGGAATATGGGAAAGCATTTTTTCAATGAGTTCAAAAGGAGTAAAAAATTCATTGTAATAACAAATTCTTTTATATTGTTGATTTTTTTTATCGAGTTCTGAATGAATAAATGTTTGGATGGAAGACAAGTCGCGGAGATTCATACATAAACAATTTACTATTGTTTTGCATTAAATCGCCAAAATAATTATATTATATAAACTATGATTTGCGAAATAATGTTGTATTCTTCCGTGAGTTTAAATATGGCTAAATTATCTCTTTTGCTTATTTTAAACATTCTTTATCTTTTCCGTCATATTATTTATAAATGGGTTGTTTTGTTTTTGTTCAAGAGATGCCAATATGGAAACATTTCTTTCATTGAAAGGTCTGCTGTTCTAAAACCTGATTTGACATTGGAACAAGTAGAAAAAGAAGTATTGAATAAAGTAAATGATGCAAGTGACCCGTCGGTTATAATATACATTACAAACGAAAAATTTTACGAAAACTTTTTATTTTATGGAGAATTGGGGTTGGAAAAATCATACGATGTTGATTTTCACACAGAACATTTGTATGGATTATTCGAAATCATTTATACGCAAACAGCTGAATGGGCCTTTCATAAAAAGTTTGTAGATGCATACAATATTCCCAAAAAAAGGGATGTTCCAAGTTTCATTTATAATGGTGACGACTTCCTACTTTATGTGGATGAAATCGATTTATCTTCAAACGAATTAAAGATTGTTGTTCATAATGGAAATTTTGATTTTAAAAATACTTCTCTGGATTCTGGAAAACCAATTTTAACCGATTCAGAAATTTCCAAGAAATTTATTTATAAGCGTTTGGAACGGGTTGCACCGACCCTCCTTGAGGATAATTATCATTCTACTTTTTTGAAATTTTTATTCCAGAACAATTATTTGTCATACAATTATTATCATTTATAAATCGTGTTTTCCTAAAAATTCTGCAAAAAAATAAATATAATTGTATATTATGTCTGGACAACTTGGAACACAATTCAGAGGGTTGATTATTGAAACTAAGGAACAATTACTGTTCGAAAACAACGTTTCGCCAAAGGGGGCTGTTGAGACCAATGTTCCTACGAATGACTTGTCAAGTCAAACGATTAATATTGGTTATTCGATTCTATCAGAAAATCCCGCCAAAATAAATAAGGCGATACAAATGGACAAGTATAATGTAAAAAAGGTTCTTTTGACAAAATCTTATGATTGCACATTGCGCGGAACCTTGACGGAAGATAAACATATTCATTCATGGAAAACATCAGATGACGTCCTTCCCTTTAAGAAAACTATCTATTCTGGTACAAAACCCGGCCATATTTCAAGCAATTTTGATTTATGGAATAGACAATTAGAAGTCACGAACAAAGTAATAACTAGATGGGCATCCACGACATCTTACTCCGGTTCTTTTGCATCTTCGTTAGTGTCTTTAAATATGGGTGATTACGATATCGTATTTAGTGATTCATCTGACCAATCCATTACAAAATATAAAGTAAATAATTGCGAAGAATTATTGCGCGTTTTAAAAGTACAATCTGGACTCCCATTAGTATATATTCCAAAATACGAAGCAACAAGTTGTTTTCATATGCCATGGACTTCTTTTAATAAAAGAACTTTGTTGGATTTGATGATAAGTGTGAATGGTGTTGTTAATTCACCTGTTGCAAAGTCACAATATGGAGATAATTTTACATCTACTTTATGCGAGCCACCTGAAGATTCAAATCCTGATTATGCAAATGAAGGTGCATACACTGCTTACGAAACAAATAATCCTACAGCAAGTAATTATGTAAGAATAATGAATAATGTATTTGTAGATGCATTTGAACCCGTCGATGATGTGCCAACATTGTTGCAATTGGTATTTTTTACAGACTTCTTTTTCGAGTTGAAACAGGAAGATGAACACCATGACGAAACCGATTCAGCAGATGATTGCGACAAAGCAGCACCAACGCGTTATAATCCAGATACAATGGTAAGTGCCCCTCTGGAAGCTTCACATTAATAAATTTATAATTATTATAATGGCTGTTTATAATAATTTTTTAAATACTCCCTATGATTTGAAAAAAACAATTGTTCTAGGAACTCTTGCGAATTATGTGGAGACGTCCCCCCCAGATAAAGCCTTTATTGTTTACTGCCAACCAACGACAGTAGAATTTAGCAAAATTTTATCTTTTTTTGAAAACGCTCTTTTTGATGTTACATCGACCTTTCGTACAAATCTTTCTTTTCGCAATAAATACATTTTTGGGAAAAAGGTTGATTTATTTGCTATTTTCAATAGTTTAAAAAATCATATTGATAGAGGTGTTAGCTCTTTGACACAATCAGCGGATGCAATTGTCATTCAAAAATATTTTTATCCTTATTATGAATCACTGAGCTACAAAACATCTTATTGCAATGCAATTACACTTAGTGATTTTTTAACACAAATGAATATTTATTATGGAGATTCACGTTTAACATATACCAATATTCTAGGATTAACCGTAGATGATGATGAAGAAATAAACCTCATTATCAATTATGATTTGTACTGTCCTTATTATGAATATCCTATTCGTTTTGTTTTCCAACATGTTGTTAAAATACCCAGAAAAAAAGATGATATAAAATATGACTGTCCCTTGGAAAGGATGGAGAAAAATAGCACCCTCTAAAAAACAACAAAGAACAATGTTGCGAAAATGTGGTAAAAAATGTTTTTTAGGAAAACAAAGTTATCCCATTTGTGCAAAAAATACATGTAAAATAAACCGCAAAGGTGTTTATGCTGCGTACATTCGCGCGAGAGAATACAAATCAAAACGCGGAAATAAAACGATTGCAAACAAAGCCAAAAGGATTTTAGGTATATAATGTATGGCTAAAAAATACTTTGCCGCACGTGATATAAAAACAAGTTCTAATTATACCGAAAAAATAAAAAACGTTGAAATGATGAAAAGTGCAAAAACTTCTACCACCCCCACCATTAATTACACATTACAAGGAAAAGTATTTGAACAATTTTTAAACTATGAAACATATTTATCGTTAGTAAAAGGTTTTACAGACATGCGGTTTATTTTATGCGAAGATTGTAAATGTAATTTGAATTCACCAATATCAATCATAGACGGAATAAGTAGTTTCAAATGTGGAGAACTTACCTTGTGTGACAAATGCAAAACCACTCTTTATCCCTATGGCCAGTTTATCAATCAAACCGTCGAAGAAGACCCATGCTTTAAATTTCCGCGTAAAATAACGACTGACCCATGCATTATCCCTAAAAAATGCGAGGAACCTCTTGAAATATGTAATTATAATACGTATGGATATATCAATATGATGCAGCCGTGTTGTACAAAACAAACGCGACCTAAATGCGTTCCCATTAAATATAAGAAAACTTGCTTACAAAAAGCGTGTGATAAAAGGTGTTCATGCTCTGTTTAACATGTTATAACGTGGATGGTCAAGACTCTCTAAAAGCATAGACCATGGCGTATAATCTTCCAATCCTTCTACTCCTTTTTCGCAAAATAAATTCAATAACATTGGGCTAAACCCTGACAACATTGTCGTATTTTTTTGCTTGGCAAGATTCGGAAAGCCATTGGTAGAACGTAAATTCCAGAATAAAATATGGGGCGGTTCATAGGGAGTACCGACGACTCTTTGACCCGTTTCTGCATATTTCTGTTTAATCATCTCATACATGGAATCGTAATTCTTGTCTGCCGCATCAATCATCATGTCTGAAAAAATGACGAGCGTGAGCTGTTTGACTTGTTCGGCAGGCATTTTTTGCGCTGAAATGACCGTTAAGATTAGACTCAATGCCTTATGAAAACTGGTCGTCATACCCCACTTGGCGCTCTTTGTTTTCTTTACCATATCCACAAAACCATCGATACCTTCTAGATTGACCCATTCTGGTTCTTCGGAAAAAGTAATGAGTCGTTTGCCCAAACTGGATTTTTCGGCCACGCGAATACCTAGCGCAATGGCTGCATGCAATGGGTCGCCACTCATAGAGCCAGAAACATCTACCAATGAAACCATATTTCCGAGAGCACCGTTTTGTGTAGAATTGTCCTTCCATTGAAGATTCAACATCTGAATTTCTCTGTATTGCATCGGAGTCAATTCCAATGCTTGCTTCGTGAAATCGTTCAAACCTATTCGCTTTCCTTTAACGACTGCTTCGCCCTTGGCAGCTTTGTCTAAAAATTTCTCAAAATTCGTGGCGCATGTTTTACGGTCTGGTTCAGAAGAACGCGTATTATTCTTTTTGTCGAGATTTAAAAAAGCCTTTTTATTTTTGAACATTGTCACAGAGGTCACATGGTTCGGGTCAATGGTCGCCCAGACCTTGCCACACTGCTTTACTTGCGTCGTGTCCAACTTGACATTTAATTCGCTCAGCAGTTTTCTGTATCGCATCTTGCAATAGTTAATAGATTTCTCTGATGGTTGTTCTGGGAGAATAGACGCAAAATAATCGAGGGCCAACGGCTGAAACAACCAACCAAACGCAGAATTTTCACGCGGAATCCATTTTCCCAGCAAAGAAACTTCTTGTCCTTCCCTCAGCTTTTTCTCGTCAATCACAAGTTGCTCATTCACCAATGTAATGATAAACTTTAATTTAGACGTCTGGTTTTGTGTGAAACCACATTGCGTTTTATACATGTCTGCCAATTTCTTAATGTCCTTCCATGAACCATATGGATGAACACTTGTCCCGTCTATTTCAAGTATTAAAAAAGACTTGAATAAGGTACCACCTACTTCTGGATAGAGACTATTAATTACCATCAACATTTCATAAGCTAATTTACATTCACCTTTCCCATTGACAATGTCTCTTGTATGGGCACACAACTTAAACATGACAACTAAATACGCACGATAGTCTTCCGAATGATTTTCAATATGATATTTCAATGACGTCATAACCTCCTCATATTTTTTAATAACAGTCTTGGACCCTCGCACAACTTGGAAGCTGATTTGTGTTATACTTTCTTCAAAATAAGAAAAAGTTTGTTTTTCTTTTTTTGTATTAAACAGGGGCGCCTCTTCAGGCTTCGCCCAAGCATATTGAGTATGACCATTTTCGCCTTTGTTGCTAGGAGGTTTATAGTTATCGAATGCTTTTACAAAACCCTCCATTATAATAATATACTGAAATTCTTTTTAAGTTTTATTTGGTATATGTTATGGTATATGTTATGATATATGGTAATAAAACAATTATTCTTCTTCATCTGAATTTTCCGGTGTTTCTGGGCATTCGTAGTAGAACTCTTTGGTGTAATGGTCATAACCATATTCATCCATATCCCTTTTTCTGTTTTGACGACGGCGCTCCTCAATTTCTCCAATAGCTCTGTTCATGCGTACTTGCAGCGAATTTGCCAGTTTTTTTTCGAGCTCTGCGTATTCGCGTTCCAAAAATTCTGCACTCTTGCTGATTGTGTATTTGACATTTCCATTTTCGTATGTCAAGATGAGAACATCTTTTTCTTGACGGACGACTTCCTCTTGCTTTTGTGCGACTTGAGCGTAATTCATTTTTTTTGTATATGGAACTATTTAAAAAACTCATTTCAATTTTTTACAAAAATCATAAAAATTCTTATAAATAAAAAAAGTTTCGCGTGACAACTCGGGATGACCCAAAAGGGCAAAAACATTGTTGCCATAATCAAATGCAATCGGATGTTTTTTGCCATTTAACGTTATCCATCCTATTCCTTGAAAATGCTTTGGTGGAATGGGTAAATCTTTGAAACAAAATTCCAAATTAATTTCCCGTCTATTATGAAACAAAACACTTGTTGGGTCGGTATGGACCAATGCTGTTTGACAAAACAAATCGCCTCTGTGTAATTTTCCACCATTTGTTAGTGTCAATAGTTGGGAACCAAAACAAATTCCGAGTACAGGTACGTTAATTTTCAACATGTAATAAAAATTTTTCGCAAAACTTTCTAATATGTCGTCTTCCAACATCATTGGACTCCCCGATAAAATAATCCCTTTAATAGGCATATCAAGTATTTTTGGGTCGATTTTATTGACTTCCACATAGGGAATATTCAGCATTTTCAATGTCTTTCTTATTTGGAAGATAAAAGATAATTCATTTCCGTGTGTGGAATTATTGACGAGCAGTAACATAACATTTATAAATATTAAATAACATTGAAATCAATAGTATCTTGATTCATGACGACAGAATGCGTATTGGTGATTATTTCCTTTTCTATTAATGCTTGTTGTTCTTCATAATCATTTGTAAAACTGAATACATCCGACTCGACTTTTTTTATTTCAAAGACCGACCAATTTTCATTTATCGTCTTGAATAGTTTTTGTTTTTCATTATCATTATAAATCTCCAATAAATCGCAATTTTCGCGTTTTTTTTGTGTTTCCCAATCACGTAATCCTACCAGTAACCATGAACCCTTTTCTATTGGTTCTCTTCCTCTGTTGAATTTACCAGGAATGGTGCATAACCGCGAGACATTGTCTAGACACAAAACAACAAGTTTATTTCCTCCAGGTTTCGTCGTTACTTGTGCATACATTTCATCTGGTTGCATTTTGAGACGTAATTTTCTTTCTTGCATGGAAGAATGTTTCCGTGCTTGATTTTTATGATTTCCACCTTTTACATTTTTCACCATTTTATATAAAAGATAAAAGCATTTTAAGTCTTTTTAACTTTTTTTATTAGAGAATCTAAATTTTTCATGAGAATGGCGTGAATAATGGTAGTAGAAAATAAAAAAGCACCCCCTGCAAATGTCATTTTTTTATCCAATGGCGAAACTTCAATTTTGCGAAATGGATTGAACCGCCACAGTAAAAAGAAACTAATATATAATTTTACAACAGAGTTAATCCTGTCGAGATAAGTTTTGGCATCAGTTGAAAACCCAATGGCATAAATTATGAATAATATGTACGTAATAACTGTTACTACATCTAGAATAATCATTTGTGTTGAATTTTTTATCATATTATATGTGTTTAAAAATATTTGGCCATTTTTTACTTTGTGAAAGTTTTATTACATTTTTATAATAATATTCATCTTTTTCTAAGCGAGACAATAAGCTCGTCTGAATATGACGAAATATTTTTTCAATGTCTTTTGGTGAAACATGTTTGAATAAAATCCAACCGCGGTCCTCGTCAAAAACCATTTTTTCGGTTAATTTCACGCAACCCTTTTCTTCTCCTTTTATGAACCATTTTTTAAAGGCCTCTATGAATACGTCGTTCGCCTTTTTATTTGTGACATCTTCAGATGTTGTTATTTGTTCAATGTACTTTTGAAAAGATACTTGGGGTTGTTCGTACGTTTCGTGCAATTGTGATTCTAAAAAACGAATGCGGTCTTTCAATACTTGGATATTATTCTCGTTAAACTTACATCTGTGTTGATGTTTTTCCATGGAAGAACGCAACTTAAATTCTTTCTCGCAAAAAGAACACGTGATTTTCATTTTTTTATCCATATTCTTATAGAATATTTTCAATTTTAAAATAATACAAATAATTATGATTCCTACACAAAATCCTATCATACAAAACCCTGTTTTAACAGAGAGAACAAGCTGCAAGGCTTGTGCCATAAATAACAGTCATACAAATCCAGTAATCAATTATCAAAATCAACAACGTATTTGGAATAGTGTGCGAATCGATTGTGCTCAATACGCAATGAATAAAGCAGCTCTTACTACATACGAACCTTTTCTTTGGAATCAACAAAGCGACCGAACATTTCCTCATGTTCAAATCGCCACTGTTCCGTCTCATGGTAATAGTACCAAACGCACAATTACTCGCGCTCGCCCTGGAGCGGGCACCCCGGGAGGAATCGGATGCGATATTAAATTCAATTCTTATGCAAGGTATTTGAATCGTCTCAAAGGAAAATCGGTTTTACGCCGAGGATACATTTCTCCTGAAATTACAAAAGCCATTGCGTCAGGTCTAACTATTCCATTTAATCCAGCATTTCCAATGTACGGAGGAAAATATTATAAAACCAACATTATTTCTTCTTGTCGTTGTCCTGGGTCAGACCTTAAAATATCTGGTATAAATGAAACTGTAACTTCTTATGAATCGCGTGTTTTTAATGTAGGTCAAATTATCATGTGGGAAGAATGTAATTATGCAATCATTATTGACCATTTAGCAAAAGGTTATGTGTTGATTCAGTATTTGGATAAATATGGAGATGGAAAAACCATGGACATTGTCAATTTATCACTATTGCCAAATCTGAAAAAAATAGACATTTCTTTTTTCGAAATAAAAGATGTTTTATTAACCGCCAAAGATTATTTTGGGAATGCTTTAAATTCTGTGGCTAATATATGTTCTCTTTGAAATTTTATCGCAATCGTCCAGTTTTCAAACCTCTTGCAAAACCTCGTCCTTTAGGGAATTTTATGATTGGAAGATTAAAAGTAAATGCTCCTTGTAATTGTAGATAATATTCACCTATATTATAATGCCTGGCTTTAGCGAACCCGCTCCACCAACACAACCGTTTTCACGCGCCACTTATTTTAGTACATTGCATCAAAATCTCCCTCAAACAATTGCTCTCGTAAAAGCAAACAAATGCATGTGTTTTACGTATAATAATCCGACCAATTACTTTTACAAGCCTCACAGTGATTTAGGGCGAGTGGGAACGAGCTCAGCCGCGTACAAGGCACAAAGAAAAAGGATTTGAATAAATCATGTTCTGCGAATATAAAGATATCATAGGAAAAGTAGGTCAAGGAGTTCATTCCTATCGTTTTTTAAACATTGCCATTGTTGATGTCGTAGCCACTATTCTATTAGCGTATGGAATTCATAAAATGTTGAATTCACCTTTTTTTATCACACTTTTTGTTGTCTTTCTTTTGGGAATACTTGCCCATCGGGTTTTTTGTGTTCGTACAACCATTGACAAATTATTATTCTAATGCATTTATTTTGTAAGGAAAATACAAAATAAATTTATATGGAAGTATTCATTGTTTGTAAAAAAGATGGAATTCTCTATTTCAAAGACATTCATAGTTTTCAAACAAGAAACAGTTCTACTTTTAAATGTATAGAGGAAGCCGACAAAATATATAACTGGTCCGATTTTAACATGATAATTCACACAGGCGACAACACTCGACCTGACCAATATGGGTACGCAAAACCAACCTTTCATCGATTAATTCCTGATTTCAACTTTCACGCGTGGCCCGAAGTGGGTATAAATGATTATGAAACGACGATTCAAGAAATGATGATGGCTGGTAACGAACCTCCTTTATGCGAGAAAGCGGGTTGGGTTGGAAATGTCAATACCAATGCAAATCGCAAAAAATTACTGGTTTATGGTAAAAAATATCCAACATTGTTTGATATTATTTCAATGAAGTGGCTTCCAATGGGCGAAGGAATCAATGCCATTAATTATCTGTCCATGGTAGATTTAGTAAAAAACTATGCTTTTTTAATAGACATAGAAGGCATTGGATACTCTGGAAGATTAAAGTTTTTATTATGGAGCCAACGTCCCGTTCTATTGGTTGAAAGACCATATAAAGAATATTTTTTTAAAGATTTAATAGCATGGACACATTATATTCCCGTTAAACGAAATTTGTCTGATTTACATTTTAAGACGAATTGGTGCTTGAAAAACAAGAGTAGTGCCGCAAAAATTGCAGCAAATGCGTTAGAATTCAGCAAGAAACATTTGACACGAGAAGCATGTTATGCTGAATGGGACCGAGTAATTCAGGCTTTGCCCAAATGACGTTTGCCTTTACGAGTTTTACTCTTGAACTTTTTACGTCGGGTTTTTTTTGAATAACCCCCTAGCATCGCTTTCCATTCATCGTATTTTTCTTTATAAAAAATTACACAATCACGTATATAATCTGTTACTTTTTCTTTTTTTTGTGTTTCTGTTAATTCTGGTTCACCATCTGGCACTCTTAATATATCTGTTGGAATAATTTCCAGTAAATCCTTATCATCAATGTATCTATCTATATATTCATCATGTATATCAAATAGAGTTTGTGTAAAATTACCATAAAATTCATTTGGGTCAAGAAAACAACCCCCATGCAATTCCCCTTCATGCATTGCTAGAAACATATACACTCGTATTTTTCTGAATTCCCTTGTGGTTAACGTTTTACGACAATTTTCATAGAAATTAAAAAACTCATGCATTCTAAATTTATAAAGTTTTTCATCCATGCAACGATACTCCGAGAAATGGCCTAAATCATGATATAAAAAAGCAAATGGGTTCATCCAGTAACCATCTGCAAAGCGTGCCTTTGCTATTATTTCACCGTAATGTATATTTAAAAAATATCCAGTTATAATTTCATCGGAAGAAAAATGTTCATTCCATCTAACTAAAAAAATAGGCATAGATATGTCTCTGATATTTTCTAATGTATAAGCCTTACCTCCGTATTGGAGAATGGATAGAAAAATATCACTAAATGAAGATTTGATTTGTTTAATATATTTTGTCAAACGTAGTGAGTTTGTCCATGGTTCTATATCTGACCCCATATCAATATCTGACCCTGTATCTGACCCTGTAACTGACCCTGTATCTGACCCTGTAACTGACTCTGGATATAACCATGTGTTTGTACCTAGATTTACCAAAGCATTGTATATTGGGAAATCATAGTCTAGTTCTATAAATGTTTCTTGACTATAACGTTCCGTGAATGCCAAAACACACTGAAGTAAAATTATATTTATGAATCCAATATAATTTATATTTTTTTTATCGGTACCACTGTCGTGATGGTCAGATAGTTTATTTTCGAAAATTACTTCAATATTATCCATGATTTGGTGGTATTCTTCTTTGGTAATGTCTTTTTCATGAAACAATTTATCTGTCTTATCAATTGCCTTTATTTTTAACATAATCATTAGTTCTTCTACTATTTCTTCATAATTAGGTTCGTCACTTCTACTAGTCAAAACCGAACAAAGTTCTAAATACTTCTTATAGTTCCAACTCATACTTTATAACAATATTATTTTCCCAGATGATAATCCATCCATGACAAAGGAATGACCTTTGTACCGCCGTCATATTTTACGGCATAGCGTTGTTCTACCAACCAACTGTTTAAATGAATTCCCTCACAATGAACATCAGCTAAAATGCGACCATATTTTTCCGTTTGAACGTTTTCAAGTGTCACTTCTTTGTTCATAATCATGTTGGTCAATTCGTCGCGCGCCTTTTTCGCCAATGTTTTGCCCTCTTCGTTTTTTCCCTTGATTTCGGGTGTATCAATTCCATTTAATCTGACAGAAAACCGATACATGGGCGATGAATCATATGGCAATTTTGAAGCAATTGTGATTGTATCGCCATCATATACTTTTACGACTTGACCACCAGTAATAGGTGCAACAAACGGTATCGTATCTTCCCAAGTGAGCATTTTATATGTTATCTTTGTTTCTTTTTAATATATTTAAGATACATGTTTGTTTATTTGTTAGAATCTACAAGTGGTGCAACCTATGTTGGAGCCACAATCGATGTAGAGCGTCGTTTGCGCCAACACAATAAAGAAATCAAGGGTGGAGCGCATGCGACTTCGGCAAAGGTGGCCAAGGGCGAAACATGGTCGCGCATCTGTTATATAGAAGGCTTTCCAGACTGGCAAGCTGCGTTGCAATTTGAATGGCGATGGAAGCAATTGTCGCGGAAATTGCCTTCTATGAAACCATTGAAAAAACGCATGATGGCGTTAAAACAGTTGTTAGAATTGGAGCGTCCCACCCAAAAAGCAAAGGCTTACACGGAATGGGTGGCACCACCAGCGATTCGGTGGTCTTCCGAGGAAGGTAAAAATTTTTTCGCTTTATAAAAAATTGAAAAAAAATCTAGATGGATGAAATAAAAAAATGAATACAAAGATGAAAGTCGAATCTGAAAAGAATGAGAGTTGCGTTCGTCCGAAAGAAACCGAACACTTTGGGTTGTTTTGTCTTTTACTGGCTCTATTTATTTATCTGTTTCACGAGCTTGAGAGACAAAATAAAATATTTAGAGAATATATGTCTCAAAAAAGATGTCCCAGAGGTTTTAGAAAAAACAAAGAAAGAATTTGCGTCGAGAAAAAGGTCCGTAACCCAAGACCATTAAAAAAAAATATGGCATTAAATGCCGTATGGAATTTAATAGAAAAAGAAAGAAATGCGACTCAAAAACGTAAAAGATGCGCGAATGGTACAAGAAGGTATCCGAAGACAGGAACGTGCGAGACATTCAAGAATAAAAAATTTATCATAAAGCGGACCAAACCGCCTACCAAATCGCCTGCCAAATCGCCAGCCAAATCGCCAGCCAAATCTCCGGAACCTGCCCATGGGGTTTATATTATCGATGGGGTTATTCATGCAACCGTCCCAATAAAATTTGATAACAAAACGCTGCCCAAATATGTTCAATTATACATGCAACATGGAAATGATATATTTGATATTGGAATTGAAAATTGGGATGTCTCTGAAGTTACGGATATGGGTGGATTATTTACTTGGGATGGGATGGAAGAATTTAATGCAGACATAAGTAGGTGGGATGTGTCCAACGTAACAGATATGACTGCAATGTTTGATAATTGCGAAAATTTTAATCAGGATTTAAATGATTGGAATGTGTCGAAAGTAGAGAATATGAGTGCTATGTTTCAAGGGTGCGTAAAATTTAACGGAAATATAAGTAGTTGGAATGTTTCTAAAGTGAAAGATATGGAACATATGTTTGACGGATGCGAGTTTTTTACAGGAGATTTAACTGATTGGAATGTGTCAAACGTCACTAACATGACTTGTATGTTCATGGAATGCAAACGGTTTAAACAGAGATTGCCTAATTTTGCCAATGCCAAAGCAATAAAATCAAAAAATTGTGAGATGATGTTTGAGGGAGCTGGTATTACATTTAAAGAATCAATTCTGGGTTAAGCATTCCTCATCAGAAATTTTTGGAATATTTCTAAAAAGTGGCATTTTCATGTCTTCTACAATGATGCGGATAATATTTATAATTTGTATTGTTTTTGGAAGAATGGCGGAAGAAACGTAAAAAACTCCGTTATAGTAATAAAACAAAAGAGTCATATCTAGAGGAAAAATAGTAATGGTGTTTTTAAATTTCTTGAAAGAAAGAGATAGCTGAGCGAGTTGTAGTGTAATACGGTCAATCATTTCAATAATTTTATCATAGGGTATTTGTTTGCTGACAATAAATTCATCAACTTTTGACATTTCTGCACAACAATGTTCTTTTCCAATAAATCTCATTTTTAATATAACAGTATTAATGAATTTAATTATAAATTAGAGACGGAAATGGCGGAAAGGAGACTAAATGTTTCACACTCCATTCGGTCCTAATATAATATCATTCACAGTCGGGGTTTTATATTCGTCGCCTAAAAACTGTGAAATATGTCTTAATTTTTGGTTGTGTGCAAGCGTCATATTTGTGTATTTTCTAGATATGGGTGCATGAAATACAGATTCTTCAAATTCATGAACCGGAGCATGAACCGGAGCATGAACCGGAGAACCAGGAGAATGAATGGGACTTACAAATCTTTTATCTCGGTATGGTTCGCATTTTTTTGTCTTTGGATGCATTCTTGTACCATTCGCACATCTTTTACGTTTTACGGTTTTTTCACCCAGAACTTCCATTACTGCATTCACCGCACGCTCCTTTTTTTGAGATATTGGATTTTTAACTTTTTTTTCATAAGCAATACATTCGCCATGTTTTTTTCTAAATCCTCTCTTACACCGTTTTTCAGACATATATATTATTTAATTAAAAATATTAAATTAATATAATGAAGTTAAAAATAAGCTTTAACAAAGGTCAAGTATCATTTAATGTACAATGTGTTGTTAACGACGAAATTGTCGATAAAAATGACTTTGTCGATGTTGATACTTTGCGCACACTAAACCTATATAGGATGGGTATTACTTCAATTCCTCTGGCAATTGGAAATCTGTTAAACTTAACAGTATTGAATTTAAGTCAAAATGGACTTACGTCAATACCTCGAAAAATTGGAAACCTGATAAACTTAACAGAATTAAATTTACATAATAATACACTTACAACCGTTCCAGAAATTAGAAATCTTACAAACC